TATTTTTCGCCCAGCTCACCGGCTAACATCACCAGTTGCATAGCGATAGACGGCGGCAACGCTCTGCCTATAGTACCGCCCAAAAGGTTCCACCGCACTCAAGCTGTTGAACCGTTGATGCAAAATCTTATCCGCACCAACATAAATTGCTGCGTGCATTGGCGTCCTAGTCATCAACCGCATAATCAATACGTCACCAATCCTGCGTTCTTCGATATCAACCTCATAAAACCCATACGCCTCAGCCTGTTCTAAAAATATGCTGCTCGTTGTCTCAAGATCGTCTGGCCTCTCAAAATCTGGCAACAACACCCCAATCAAGCTGTAGTAATCGCAGATCAACGTGAAGCAATCTTGCGCTCCATACACAAACTCCTTACCTGTTAGGGATCGATAGTTGACCATTCGCTTTCAGGAACAGAGTAGATATGCCATACAAGCTTAGTTTGACTACAGCTTTTGCGGTCCGGCTCACTTGCTTGCCCGCCTAATGGATGAGAATGCACGACAGCTTCAATCGTTCCAGACAACATCGCTTCCATATAGTCAGTGGCGTTGAGAACAAAAGTCAGTTCTGGATCATCTGCAACGTTTTGGCACGGCCAATACTTGCCATCAACAAGTAAACCGCAAGCTTCTTTTGGATACTCAAGGATTGCGTGACCTTCTGCCTTACGCCTGCACTCTTGATCCAAGGAATCCCCCATACGGAATTGTGACATCATTTTTGCCTTCATTGTCTGGGTAGCGAAGCCTGCAACTGCTCACCCGTTTGCCGCATACATCAAATTTGTCCACAGCCTGGTCAAAGGTCAAACTATTAATCGAAGCCAGCGCCTGCATTTCAGCCTTGGAAATCTCGATGTCGTCAACCTGAAAATACCTTTTGGCTACATAGCCGCACTCGGTGCCCCTGTATCTCCAAGGGCAAAACTCAGTAACCTGACGGCGTGGTAGCTCAAGGTTGGTCAAGTCAAGCTTGGCAGTCAGCTCAAACTCAACAAACTGCAGATTTTCACCAGCAACCCTGTCGATATACCAAACTTCTTCTGTCTTTGCTGCTGGATCGGCAGTTGCGTTGCCACCACTAAAGTTGGCGGCATCTAAAAACTTCTTAAACGTACGAATACGCACCACCTGTGCTTTGAGTGGGTTGTAGTTTTGCTGAATAATTAAAGAGCTAATTGCACCATTGGCGTTAGCAACTTTTAACGTTGGTCGAGCAATTATACCTTTGCCTGATGTCTCAAGCCCTGTCATCTCTACAGGCACAGCCGGATAAGTCTTGCCGTTAAACACGATGTTGGCTGTTAGATCATTCGTGCCAGGGTGGTAATAAAGCGTTTCATCAACGTTATTAATGGCTTGCGTTAACCGCACCTCAAACAAGTCGATGACTGCTGTTGGCTCAAGCTTTTGCAGCTCCTCAAAATATGCAGGCGCTGCAGTGCGTAAGTCGTCAACAAACTGAGGTGTGTTATCAGTCATGGCTCAAACACCTGCTCAAATGTGGCTGAAATCGTAGCCCTGTTCAAATATGGAATAGTTTTACTCCATTGCCTGCAGACAAACTTTGCGCTTGCTGATTCGCCTGGTGGCGTAAACGTAAAACTTTCGACCGCTCCACGCGCATCAAGAAAAGTCTCGATGGTGTCTGCGTCAGTTTCGGATACCTCAAAGGTCAAGCTATAAACCTTTGGGTTTTGATTGATTCCAAACTGAGTACGTTGCTCATAGCCAGACCCAAAACGTGCAGCTCTAACAGCAGGTTGACTTTGCTTAGTCGTCCCGTAGGTTGGCGCGATCGAAGGGAAAACAGACATTAGGCGGACAGCAAGCCTCCAGGACGTTTTTGTTTGATCAATTCAGCCTGTACGGCTGCACCAATTGCAGAGCCAAGAGCTTTGGCGTCTGGCTGATCACCTTGCACGTTAGAACCAGAGGCGTCAACGTTCACAGTCACATTAGCGCCACCACCCATTGCGTGATTTGGAACGATATTACCTTTCGCTCCAGGTACAAACAACTCCGGGCCACGCTCGCCAACAATGTAAGAATTGCCTCCTGTTACAGGGCCACCATTGGCAGCGAACCCTCCGAATTGTCCACTAAAACCCGTAGGAGTAACAATGGCATTTTTCGTCATCTGTGGGACTTGAGTCGGAACTCTGCCTACACCACCACCTCCAAAGAAGCTCAATCCGATATTGAGTAGTTGCATCTTTATCTGAGCTGCAATCATTTGTGCAGCCATGTCCAAGAAGTGATCTGCTGTGCGTTGGAACAGATTTGCTAACGCTTCGCGGGCAGTCATGCTTCCTGAGACAATGCCCTTGAATGACTCGCTAAACGCTCCGCCAAGTGTTTCAGCAAGCCCAATTATTCGTTGTACCGGATCGTTTAAATCGTTTATTTGTCCTTGCAAATCAGTTAAGTAATTAAGCAACTCCTGCCTTTCGCTCTTGGGCGACAATGCTGCGGTAATCGCACCTTCCGCGTCCTCTTTTTTACCTGGAAGTTTGTCAATTTTGCCTAAAAGGTCGGCTAAATCTTTGTTTAACGCATCTAGTTCTGTGCCTGAAGCCCCTCTTGCTTTCGCTGTCAAAATAGCTGCTTTAGCAACTTCTAATTGCAGAACTAACTGCTCTTTCAACTTTTCAAAGTTACGGTCCAGCTCTAGTTGTTGTTTTTTAAGTTCAATAGCCTGTTTGGCAGCAGCAGGCGTGCTGCCGTTTCTAATTAACTCGGCGTATTCACGCTCGAAGGCCATCTTGTCTTCATTTTTCTGAATAATTTTGTCCAGCTGGTCGTTAGCGCGGTCAAAAGCTTTGTCAGCACGTTCCAGCTCACGATCTGCTCCCTTAATTGCTCTTTCAATAGCGCGTTCTTTTTTCTCAGCTAATCGATCAGCGTCCTTCTGTGCTCTTGTTGCCGCTGAGTTAGCTTTTTTATTTGCAGCTTCTATTTGATCGTCTCTTCTACTAGTTAAATCTTGAAGTCTTGTCTCTCTTTCAATATCAATTAACTTTATATCGGCACCTTCTCTTGCCTTTTTACCTATAGCTTCTTGCATGATATTTGCTTTTTCTAAATTAAATATACGCGTGTTAGTTAAATCCCCTTCTAGTTTAGAAATTGCTAGATTATTTTTAGCAATTACGTGCTCAACGGAACCGATTCTTGTCGTTTCTACTTTTACAGCTAAACGATCTTCTTCCTCTTGCTTAATTTTTCTTTGTAAGCCCACCATTTCCACCTCTATTCCCGCCTGCCGCCGCAAACCTGCACCCGTAACGTCCCCAAGAAGAGATTTTTCATTAGAAATAAGTTGCGCTTGCAACAATGCTTGTCTCGGATCTTTAGACGCTTTTGCTGCAGATAAATCAGTTTGAAATTCCAGTGCTTGCGTTATTCTTCCTACAACGGGTCCTGATAATCTTGCAATTTGGGCCAAAATTTGCGTGGTCGTTTTGGTAAGCGCGTTTCCAAAACGTGTTGAAACATCACCGAAAGCTGTAAGAGCTTCAACGCCCTCATCACCAACAACTAAAGAAAGCTGCTTGGTTGCTTCCTCAAGCGCTACTTGTTCACCCGCTAATTCTTCCAGACTTTGTATTGCATCTTGTACTGGACTGCCCGCCAGCCCTAAAGACTCCACAACAGCATTAACATCTGCCGTTGCAAGATTTAACGCTTGGCCGAGAGTAGCGGCTTTCGCAGCAAGCTCATCAACGAATCCGCCCAGCACTTGTAGTGCGATAGAGGCTGGTCCAAAAGTAGACCCTGTAATAGCTCCACCAATCGCACCACCAATCGCCATACCTGGACCGCCGCCAAACAACAGCGGGAAAGCACCGGCACTAACAGCCGCACCAGCTCTTTCCTTACCAGTAGCGTCCCCAAAAAGACTGTTTTTACGCTTAGTAACTCTATTGTTTAATCGTCTGTCAAAATCTTTTAAAGCTTCAGCATTTGTAGTTTTAGCAGCTTTCAACTCTGCGTCTGCTGCTTGATCAATCTGGGCTAACTTTTGTTTAAATACAACATCATCGTTCGCAAGCTCTATTTTGGTTACATTGTTGTCATGCGCCTTAGCAACCGAAGTTAGTTGGGTATAAGCAGCAAAAGCAGCTTTTGTAAGCTGCTCTACTTCCTGCATTTGACGGATTCTTCCCCCAACAGGGCTTGCTGCGCCAGGTCCTATAGGCCCCGTATATTGCTGCAATCCTTCCCTACGTTGCTGGCGCTCTAGCCGTACTCCCCTGAGTAAATCTGCGCGTCTAGCGCTTTCCGCTCTTTTTAAATCATTTGTAAGTCTTATCTGATCTTTTATTTGGTCTTTTTCGTCTTGACGTGCTTTTGACCTAGCTCTAAACCCAGATGGATCAAAAGTATCTAATTTTGATATTTTTTCAAGCGCTTGTTCAACAGCATCTAACTCTTTTTTAAGCGCTTTAATAGTATTTAGGTTTTTTACCGCAAGCTGAATATCTACGTCGTAGGCGGCCACAGCACAACACGTAAAGTCTTACGGCCCAGTCTACCCTGCGCCCATTGATCGTGCCCTGGCACCGGCCTTTGCGTTTTGAACGGCCTTTTCTTGCTGCTCGTTGTGCAGCTCAAAGTAAGCAGCCCAGCCAATCAGCTCTTCTTGCGTTAAATGCTGGGTTAGTTGAGCGACCGTGGTTCCTAGTTCCTTGGCAAGGAAATAGATGAAGTACCAATCGCTATCAGCTTTTCAAGGTTGCTTTCGCGTCCTCCACCTTGTTTTCTGTGCCAGAGGACAGCATTGCTAACTGAATGTCTTGCAGCACCGCAGCTTCCACAGCGTTTTTAAGCACTGCTTTTTCACCGTCTTGAAACAGGCGTTTACCGTCTGCATCCAATGCTTTTTCAATCAGCATTCCAAGAGCAAAATCGTTGGCGTCATCAGAGCCCGCTTTTTTCTGAATGGCTTCGCGTTCGGCAATAGTAAGAGGATGCCAATAGACCTCTAGCGCAATTTCGTCGCCATCTTTTACTTCATGCTTGTACAGCTGACTGACGCCAAACTTATTACGGAGTAGCTCAGAGGCACGCATACAGTAGTAGCATTTATCTGAATATACTACACAACCGCTGTGAATTGGCAGGAGATAATGCCAATAAAGTGCGAACGGTCTTCTAACTCCAACGGAGTTGGCCCCGAAACATCGGATACACGTGGAGCAACACTAAAAGTATCGCTATAGCCCGGAGCATTGACTGAGGTAAGGCCGTCAATAACTGCTTCGCTAATAGACGACAAGACAGCCGTACCAGCAGATTTGGGCACATAAACGTTGCACTGGATAACCCCAGAGTAGTAATCCTGTGCGGCACCCTGGTTTTGAAGAGTGGAGCGGTTGAAGTTTATGGTCATCAAAATGTATTTTTTAGTCTTTCCAGGTACGGTGTAGCGCACGTTGTCGTACACCATAAGCACTGTGGCGTCAGCGGCTGAAACAGCGTCAGTAACTGCTTTTTCAAAAGCAGCGCGGGCGTTTACAAGTGTCATGATTTAGAGCCTGGTGTACGAACCAAAGACACTGCTGCTAGACCCGGTTCTAGCAAAAATACGCCCAGGTGTTTTCTCTTTGAAGGTTTGTTGGACCAACGAACGCATCTCGCCTTGAACAAAGTTTGCCACTTTTGGTGATTCAAGCGCATAACCTGCGTATTCAGCGGTGTTGCCGATATATACCGTTGGCTGACGTTTGAAGTTGAACTCTGGAACGGCAAAGCGCGGTTTAATTTGACTTCCTACTGGTTTTTTGCCCGTATGTACCCATTGGTTACCGCCAGCTGAACGAGCCTTATAAATGCCTGACCATGGGGCATGATCTTCTCTCTTATCCTCAGCACGAATTTTTTGAGTGCCTGTTTTCCAGCTTGATGCGAAAAAGCCTGTGTCTACAGGACTATTCTCTTTTGTGCTCAAACCTTCAACAGTTAGCTGGATTAAAGCGTTGTAATCATCATTAAGCTGACGTTCCAGGTCAGTAACGATTTGCCCGATACCTTTCTTGCGACCTGCCATTAGAACCTCACCTGAATAATAAATAGGTACTCTTGGTCCCCTTTGTACGTGCGAATGTCTGTAATCTGTGCAACGCGGTTGGAGCCCGCATACTTAAGGGTGATCGTGTCTTCAAGCGTGGGCTGATTATCACCTATAAGGTCTGGGGTTACATAGAGCTTTGCTTTGCGCTCTTCGCGGCCCTCTTCTTCCTCAGAATCGACAAACTCAATTGGTGCGTCAAAGGAGTAAGACGTATCAGTTGTTGTTAACGCACCCGTGCTGGTGTTATACGTTGGCGATGCCTTACGAGTGTAAATGACTGTCGTGTCAAGGGATTTGCCCAGATCAGCTACAACTGATTTGGCAACGTTCTTGAATAAACTGTCTAGTGCTCCTGGCATCTCAACCCCTCACAGTACGAACTTGATAAGAGCCAGAGCCTCCAAGGCAATAAGCACCAAGATAAGACTGCAGCCAAGGGTAAACGTCGAATACGTTATTGACAGTTCCAGTAGC